ATAACTTAAATATCCTGAATATCTATCTGTACCTGATGTTCCATCTGCAAACATAAGATAACCTGTTTCAGTTGTTCCATTAACAACAGAAATACCACCTTCATCACTTGCATCTACAACTAATTCCGTTGCATAGTAGTCTGATGGACTACTCGTTCCAACTCCAACGTTGCCTGAAGAATCAATACGCATGGCTTCTGCTGTATTAGTACCACCTGAAGCTGTATAGAACAACATATCAGAAGCATTTGTAGTTGTACTATAAGTTGTTCTTATGCTTGTGTTTCCATATTTAGCTGCATTGTAAAGTTCTCTATATCCCTCTAATAAAAACTCTGTTCCATTTGCACCTGTACTATCTCCTACTGAAACATGACCTCCTAAAATTGACAACTTTTCAGTTGGAATACTCGTTCCAATTCCAACATTGCCTGAAGAATCAATACGCATGGCTTCAGTTTTAGAAGTTGAACCATTTATTTCAAACGACATTGAAGCATCAGAATATAAACCAAGACCAACACCATTACGATGATAAACAGCAGGTTTACCAGTTACAGCAATAGTTTGTCCAGCACCTGATAGACAAATTTGTCCTGTTCCTGTTCCAGTTAATGCATCTGTTCCAGAACCTACTTGTAATTGTGCTGAAGGACTACTATTTCCAATTCCAACATTTTCACTACTATCAATAGTTATAGCTGTCGCATTGCTATTATCTACAATACCCGTACTTAAAAGAGTTCTTGTTACTTTTGTTATTGCCATTTGTTTTTATCTCCTGCCTGAAGGTATAAAGTCTACATATAAACCATTAATAGTATATGGAGCTTTGTTGTCCTCACTTATAAATGTAAAATTATTACTTGTTCCACTTCCCTGTAACGGTACTCTTATCATTGGATTTTCTGCTCCACCGAATACGTTAGTACCAAACAAAGCTTCACCAAATAAAGATGGTGGGTCTATTGTTCCTAAGTCAAATAGTTCAGGAGGTTGTGGTATATCTGTATTACCATATTCAAATCTAACTTGTACATCTGGTTCTACAACACCTTCAGCACTTGCAGAAACTCTCATGTAGTGTAAAGTTTTTAGAGTTCCTAAATCACCGTAATCGTAATCAGGTGTAGCATATCTTGCTAAGATGTTAGAGCCATCAAAGTCGTTACCTGAATCATGTAGATAAACATAACCATCAGTATCTCCATGAAAATGTTCTTCAACTCCCACCTCATTAAATCCTGTTCCTATTTCTGTTACTTCTATTCCTCTTGTTTCTGACCATTGAAACCCGTCTGGTCTTAATGTTCCTATGATACCTCTTTGTTCACTTTTATTTTTAGTGGTATCTGTATAAAATAATCTGTATTGTGACTTATCTCTATGTACCATACTACTGATAACATAGTCATTAACATTTCTAGCTAAGTCATTTATTAAAGGATGTATAGCTTTACTAACTGTACCTAACTCAACGTCACCAATTCTCGCTGTACCAGCAACTGTTCTTAATCCATCCGGTGCTAAGAAGATTAAGTCACCACCAATCTCTTGAATACTATAGCCACTTAAACATCCTACATTTTCTGCTATAGGGTCAATTCTTATATTTGCTGTATCGTTTATGTTTATTAACTTATGTAAACTGTTTTCACAAAAAACAATTAGGTCTTCACGGAATCCTCTTATACCTACAACTTTATCTGATATAGTTACAGAACCTGCACCAGAGCCTGTAAAGTTATGAGGGCTGTTGTAGACACTATAGTAAACAGTGTTTTCGTTATCTTCAACACCAGCAGCTATTAAATGATGGTCGTGAATTGTAATGTGTGTTACGCCTTTCGTACCTGTAACAGTTATTTCTTGTGTAATAAATGTTCTAGTGCTTAAAGCCCCTGTTCCTTCCATTCTAAACCTAAAAAGTTTGTTGGTTCCATCGGCTATAATTATTTCACCGTAGTCGTGTCCAGCAGCTTCAAACATTGCAAACTGACACTGTCCTTGTCCAGTTCTTGCTACAATACTTTTACCTGTAAAGGTTGAGTAGTTATCTCCACTACCTGCTGATAATCTATTTATTGTTAGCCATGTAATACCATCTTGACTAAAATAAATGTTAGTACTTGCACAGGCTATAACTCCATCTGCATAAGGCATAACACCTAATATAGTATCGTTACTACCTGTTGGTTGTGTAGCACTAGCACCACCAAACTTTTCAAATCCATTGATACGTCTATAACCACCCTCTATAGAGACTTCAAAGTTTCTAAGTTCTCTTGCAACTCCGGGGGTCTTAAGCAAATCAATTGAGTTAGCTGATTTAACTAAGCCACCGTTACATGCAACAGTATAAGGTTGTGAACGTGCCATATATTAGAAGTAAGTTCTATCGTCTGTCATATACTTTGGAGCTGGATTCATAAGATTAGATTTCATATACTTCATACCTTTCTTAAAATCATCCAATGCGAAAGCTGCTTGTTGTGGGCTTTCTTTAAACTGCCAAACGTAATAACGAACTCTAGCTGTTATTATATTACTGTATTGCTCTGGTAAAGTGATTGTATCATCATAAGCTGATAATGCAGTCGGTCTTACGAAAGCATAAAAGTGTACATTATAAACCTTGTCAGGTATTGGACTTAATCCAAACTTTCTATTGTCCGGAGACTTAATAACAAACTGTGGTTCTCCATGGTTTTGAGTATCTGCATCATCTGCATTCTCACTATCTCTGTAGTATCTTTTCCAATCATCAAGTGTAAGGAATCTTAATCCTTTAGAAACATATGGACTTGTTTCTCCACTTACATTAATTGTTGTTAAATAAAAATCATCCCAATCTATTGATGAATAGTCTGTAGTAATATTAGAACTATCAGACTTTAAAGTATACCATCTTTGTCCAGCTACTGTAGGAACTGTTACGTTACCATAAAAAGGGTCAGTACTTCCACTAACATTAGCAGCAAAGAAAGGTAGTTGTGGTTCTTCATTAGCTATATCAAATATAGATTTATTTACAGCATCTTTAACAAACTTTTGAAGACCTATAGCGTTTGCAAAGTTTGCAGACGTTAATGGAATCTCGTTAAGTTCTCTTAATACTTCGTTAGTTAAATCTAAATATGTATTAGCCATAATTATTTCCCAGCTTTTTCTTTTGCCTTTTTACTTAAATCTTTAAAGTGAAATAAGGGCTTACTTGTTTTTGTATGAGTTTTATTAGTGTGTAATTTACCGTTAGGCATTTTATGAGAAGAACCTTTCCAAACAGTTCCGTCTCTTAAATAATGTTTTACTCCTTTCATACTCGTTCCTAAAAAAGTGGAGGGTCAATTAAGACCCCCCGAATTGATATTAGTCAATTGTGTAGAATGCACTACATAGAGCATCATCTCTAAGTACTTTCGCACCGTAGACATGAAGACCTCTAACAATATCACCAAACGATGTTGGGTCTCTCAACACTTCTGTTGAAAGGATAGTGTTAGCAGTAGCAGTAGAACTCATATGTCCAGCCATAACTTTACCAGTTGCATTAGATGTTGCAGCGATATTGTTAGATTTGTACATATCAAATCCTCTTAGTTTTCCACTTGAAACTAAACCGTTTCTGATTGAGCCTTGACCAGCATTAAAGTCAACAGAAAGAAGTTTAGAACCAGATTGTGACAACTCTTCATAGAATGAAGGAGGTGCAACAAACCATCTACCTTCTTCAGGTACATTCTGGTCGTCTAAAAGTCTTGCCATTCTTGCCATAAGGTCAATAGCATCTACACCAGTTCCGTCTGAACCTAATAGGTCGACAGAAGCTGTAGTTTCAGCTACACCACCAGTACCGGCAGCAGCGTCTGCTCCGATGATATGGTCAGGTCCTGAAGCTGATACACCAGCAAACATAGTTGCTAAAACAGCAGCGTCATACGCATCTTTAAGAGCATATGCAGCAGAGCTTGAAGCAACTTCTTTGAAGTTCACATGTGACATATTTGTTTCAATATCATCTACGATGAATTTGAAAGCTTTAGCACTGTCAACAACCAAAGTTATTTCTTGGTCGGTTAGTAGGGTCGCACTTGTATCTGCATTTCTTGTGTAATCAGACACAGAAATTACAGGTTCTTTTATTATTTTTACAGAGTCTCCGTAAGCAGATATTTCACCAGCATAGTCGGTGTTAGTAATAGCTTCTACCACTGAGGCTTTTCTAAAGAAGTTTAAAACCTTTTTAGAGTAAACCGATGGTAAAAAGAAACTATTAGTCTGTCCGGCTGTACCTGCGTCAAAGTTACTCGTTGCTGCCCCGTCAGAGCCAGTTTGAAAAAATTGAGCCATTTTATTTTCCTTTTAGTTAATTATAGTTTATTTAACGATTCTGCCTTCTTGCATTGCATCTGATATCTCTTTTTCAAATTTATCAAATTCAGCAACACTCATTGCAGCAATCTCCTTTTCAGACCATACTCTCTGTTGCTTTGGTTCTACACTTGTTGTTTTAGTGGAGACCATATCTGCAGCAGATTTTCTAGTCGGTTTAGAAGATGACGTAGCCTTTGGGATATCAATACCAAAATCTTTTTTAAACAAATCTAAAGCACGTGAAGCTAGGTCGGCATCGTTAGCATTTGAGTATATCCAATCTTGAATAACTTTAGGTTGCTCTTTTGCCCAACCATGAAAGTCATCACTGTTTCTGATATCTTCAAAATCAGGATGTCTTTCCATTAACCTTTTTTCTGCATCTTGTCGTACTAACTGATTCTCACGTTCTTGGAGTTTACTAAGGCGTTCTTCTAGAACTTTTGCTTTAGTCTCCGATTGCATATGAGCAACTGTTTCTACAACTTCATAAACATCAGGATATTGATTCTTAAATTGTTCTAGTTCTTCTTCAGTTTTTGGAGCTTTATATTCGGTTCTATTTTTAGTAGCTTCCTCTATTAACTCTTGTTCTCTGCTTTTGAACTCATTAAGTTTACTATCGTAATGTTTTTTCAAATCATCGTATCTTTTTTTATAGTCTGGTTTCTTATAAGGTGTATCCTTAGTAGTCTCCAGTTCTTCAGTATTAACACTTCCTTCAGCTTCCACTTCGGTTATGTCGTTACTTTTAAAGAGTTTATTCTTTTCAGAAGGCTCTTCAAAAAACATACTTTGAGATGATACAAAAGGTTTATCGTCTCCTTGGTGCCAATCTTTTTTTGCGTTATAAGGGTTTGGCGTTTCTTCTTTCTGGACTGTATTAGTCATTTTCTTTTCTCCTACTCGGGGCTTATATTCACAAGGTAGCTCTATGTCGACTATAGGGCTTGTATTGTAAAGGTAGCCTTTTGGTTTTA